TTGGTTGCCCAATGCGCAGCCGAATATGGCCACAGGTGGCATAAGTTCTCGCACTTTCTTTCGGAATGCCAGGTCGATTACGCCTGTGGTGTCGCTTGTGCTTTCCAGTACACCTCCTGAAAACAGCGCATGGTGTAGTTTTGTGTTAGTGATTTCGTACCCTAGCATATCAAGAAAATCTTTTATGCTTAGCCTGCGGAGCTTACCACGAATACCGTTCCCGGAGATATACGGTATCGGCACCTCGCCAATACCGTCCACATACACCATGATTGTGCGTAAAACCGGTGTTGACCCTGTCTTTTCGTCCCCTCCATGAAAAATTGGTGTCAAAGCCGTGATAGTGCCCTCAATTTCATAAAATCGCTTATTCATCTTTCAATTCCTCCTCCTTTATGTTCTCAAAGATTGTCATTTGGCTTTTATTTTTACGTCTTTCTTTGGCACGCATGATTGCCATCATAGACATTGGTATATGTTCCATGTACATCTTGTTGAGCACTGCTCTCTCATATGGTCTAAGCTCTTGAGTGATATTAATGGCTTCTGTTGGAATCGACTGCAAACCAAAATAGTTTGCCAGCTTACTTACCGCTTCAAACAGTGTCGCCCGTCTACTGGCTGCCCTAACTCGATGGTTGAATATATCATGCGGGTTCTTGCTGGTATGCATCTTACTCCAATTTATGCTATTGTAGACTATCGCCAATAGTTCTACCGTTTTATCCTCAATCTCTTTTTCGGTAAACATCCACTAACACCTCCCATAAGATATCGCCTTTGAATTTAGTCAGCTCTCGCAGGAAATCACGATAGCCGCTTTCAATTGCCTTTTGCCATGTTTTCATTTTGAACTCGCCCGTCGTAAGTTCCGTTTTGGTCAAGCCTTTTGCCATTGCCTCTGCAATGATTTGGATGTACGTCGCTGCCCTATCATGCTCGAACAATATTGGTACGTCATATTTCTCGTGTGAAAAGAAGTATTTGTGCGGATTGTGTGCGACTCTGTGGATGCATGAAAGCCATGTTTGTTTTTGACCAGTTTTGGCGATGTGGATAAAGAACGGCGGGTCAGGTGGATTAAACAAGATTTGCTGCGCCTCGTCGTTTTTAAACACCTTGAAACCCTGTAATGATGCTACCCATGACTTCCTGCGGAATGTTTGGTCGCTAAAAAGGTATGCGCACTCTGGGCACATACAATTTCCTGAGAAGAAATAACTCCAGCCTGTGAAATTATCAGATACGCATTCCTTAAGTGGTATACCATTATTTACCTCAGCACCACAAACCACACAAACTCCTTTCGTGTTTCCTGTTTGTGGTGTACTACCTGTTGCCTTGAGAAGCAATTCACCTAGCTTCACCTCCTCTCACCTCCTCCACGACAACTTCCACAAATTCATCTTCCGCATAAATCTTACTGATGTACATTTCCACGATTTGTTTGTCATCCTCGTAAGCAAGTCCATTCAGCGCATCTGCAATAATTTTTGCAATATTATCCATGTCCGGCTTTTTAGTTGGTCTTATGATATTTTGTTCCATCAATTTTTTATCTTTTTTGCTGGCATTCTTGGGGATTTTATAGAAAGCCCTGATAATCATTCTAAGTGCTCCCTCTAGCTTTAAATCTTTGTATTGTTGTATGTATAACAACTTTATAAAATTTTCATAATTGACTGTTTCCTGTGGTGTATATGCAATACCTGCCTTTGTCACACGTGGTCTTTGTTTGCCGAAAGGTTTGCCTGGAATTGTAAGAACTATTCTCATTCTGTCTTCACCTTCTTCAATTTCCTCTTCTGATAAGACTTTTTTATCGATTTCTGTTCGTTCTCTATTGCACAGAAAAGACACAGTTTTTTGTACGGGCTTGAAGTAATAAATTTTTGATGACATTTTTTACAGTATTTCTCATACAATTTCATTTAAAACACCTCCATCTGCCTTGATTTTGTTTTAGACATATAAAACTATTGCTTTACCTTATAAAAACGATTCTGAGTCAAATATGAGCTTCTGAAGGGCATTTATTAGCATCACTCATTCTTTGCTACTAATAAATGTTTCTGTTCTTCTCTGAGTACAAGCGTCAGTGCTCTCTCTAATGCTTGTCTATATCCTTTCCAATAATAAGCACCAGCTAATGTCATTGATTGTGCCTCATTTACTCTTGCTACATCAATTTCATCATGCAACACATTAATTAGTAAATTTTTATTCATCTTTATCCTCCCCCCTTATTTATTCACATGCACTCCAGCCACAGTTGTTCTTGCGCTTCTAAATCCGCCTCAGTATCAAAGAAGTAATCTTCTCCCATTCACTTTCCCTCCTCCAATAATTCAGGATTTTCCCATTTGTTGCCGATTACTTCGCATTTATTCCAATCAATTAACGTATAGTCAACAATCCCACATGTAAACATTCCATTTTCAAAACGTACCACTCCATAAATATCCTTGTATCTTTCTCCATTTTGTTTATCCCATCCTAAAAACCGTCTTTGTCTAACTATGTCACCCTCGTAAATTTCTTTTCCAGTCTTGTCCTTTAGACCTATATATTGCATGAGAATGTAGTTCTGTTGTTTACATCCAATAATATAATCTGTCGGACTACCATATTCATCTATATTCCCCGTACCTGTTATACATAAATTCCCGTCAAAATCTATCATATTTGGTCTATCAGGTTTATAGCCATAGTACATTTTTTTATTCTTTTTATCCCAAACCCTAAATTTTATTTCTCGCATTTTACATCCTCTCCTTCTCATAAAATGCTTGCAAATCCGCATTGTCAAAACCGGGAGCTAACCTCCCCCACAGCTTCCAGCTTAACTTTACACAGTAGCTGTACGCTGCATTTCTATCTCCGCCAGCCATTTCTAATGCCTTTTTGGCTAAAACTGGATGCACTTTATTAGGGTTACCTTTCTTGTTTTTCATTCCTCTTCCTCCTCCCATTCTTCCCATTCTTTCTGCCTTTTTAACCTTTCGTACATTCTTTCGATTGTGTCGCATATTTCAACATATTCGCACATATTACACCAGTAAGGACAGTCTTCCGTTTGTGCTTCCAAAAATTTTTCCAATAACTCCCTCTTATTCATTTCGTTTTATGTCTCCTCCTCCCCTGCGAAAATTCTTATAATTCTTTTTAACCGTTTGTTTTCTTCTACAAGTTTCTCATTCTCCTCCGCAAGTTTATGTACAAGCTGTCTTAATTGTCTGTTTTCTTCTTTTCGTGCTTCTAGCTCATCAAAGTAAATCATACGCATTCTCCTTTCTTGCTTTTTTGTAAAGTTTATCCGCAATTTCTAAATATCTTTTGTCTTTTGTTTTTTTGTATTGTTTTTCAATTTCGTCAAAAATCATATCTACCAACAGCAACAGATTATCTCTTACTATCTCTTGCGCCTCTTTATCATCCCCGTACTGGTCTATCAATTGTTCTGTCCTCTGTGCAATTTTCTCAAACTTTTTTTCATCGAACATGCCTTACTCTCTCCTTACTCTCTCTTTGCAAGATTTCTGAAAGTAATATAATCTTTCAAGAATGCCAATTTAATTGTGCCAGTAGGTCCTGACCTTTGTTTTGCAATTATCACCTCTGCTACGCCAGCTTCTTTTGTGTCTGGATGGTAATACTCGTCTCTGTACAACAACCACACCATATCACTATCCTGTTCAATGCTCCCGCTTTCCCTCAAGTCGCTCAACATTGGCCTTTTGTTCTGCCTCTTTTCTACTTCTCTGTTTAATTGGCTTAAAGCTATGACTGGAATATTCAATTCCCGTGCTAACTTCTTTAAGTTACGAGATATTTTTGCTATTTCGTTCTGCCTGTTTTCATAACTACTGTCATTACCACCTTCCATAAGCTGTAGGTAATCAACTATTACGAGCTTCAAATCGTGCGTCTTTTTAAAATCCCTGCATATAGACCGCAATTGATAAATGTTCAAATCTGTATCGTCGCATATATAGAGTGGCAATTTCGCCAGTTGTGCTACTTGTATGCCTATCTTCTTCCATGTTTCATCGCTTATTAGTCCTGTTCTTAGCTGATAGCCATCAATGTATGGTTTTGTCCCCCATTGGATAAATGCTCTTTCCCCTAACTGTTCTTTGCTCATTTCTAAGCTGAAGTACAATACCGTATTCCCCTTACTTGCTACATTCATAGCTATATCCAGTGCAAAAGCACTTTTGCCCATCGCCGGCCTGCCTGCTATTGTGATTAATTCTCCGTTTCTTAATCCACCTGTTGCATTGTTTAAGTCCACAAAGCCTGTATCTAACCCAACAGTTTGTCCTTTATTCTTGTATCTTTCCTCAAGGATTTTTAGCGTATCCATAACTATTTCTTTCATGCTTTTTATATTTGCGTAATTTCTATTTTCAAATGCATTAAATATCTCTTGTGCTATGTTCAGTTTTTTCTCAAGCTCCATGTCCTCTTTTGCCAGCTTTATCAATTCTTGACCTGCATTTATAAGCTGACGTATTTTTGTTTTTTCTTTTAAAACCGCTACTGCTTCGTCAAAGTCTACAGTTTCAGCATCCTCTAATATTTTTTTGATATAGTTAGCATTTTGATTTTTATCTTTCATAAATGTTGAAACACTAACAATATCAACGCTTTTTTCTTGTTCAAGCAGTGTTTTTATCGCTGTAAATACCTGTTTATTTTCTGTAGTATAAAAATCATCTTCCGTTAACTTTAAAACTTTGTCCTCTATGTCATCATCAAGTAACAACAATGCCAATACGTTTTTTTCTAATTCGATATCGTGTATCTTCATGCGCTCCCACCTGCCAGTAAGTCACCATATTTTTCTTTTAGTTGCTCAGTAAGGGTTTTGATTTGTTGCGGTTGTTGTTCTTTTTCCTTTTTAAAATCATGACTAATACCACCATTAGCCTTCCAGCGTTGTAAAATCGCAGCCACATATTTTAATGTCCTTTTGTTCTGTATCGCTCCCTCGTATAAAGCTTCTTTTACCCATTCAATACCATATTCATTAACCATATCTATCAAGAAGTCAGAAACTGCTTTGTTTATAGTTCCATATCCATAATCCTCATAACATTCAACTGCTTTGACGATATCATCATCAACTTGTAAATCATCATCAGTATTATTATGATGATACTTTACTTTACTTTTCTTTACTTTACTTTGGGGATTTTTGCTGTCATTTATATCATCTGGATTGTAGTTTTTGTCTACATTAACACCATTAATGTCTACAAAAACTACATTTGAATATTCATTTTGAAGTAAGTAAAATTCTTTTATAATTGTGACTTTTTTTCTGCGTGATATTGCTTCTAAATAACGTCGCTGAATGCCTTTAGATGTTAGGATATTGTGTTTTTCAAAGAGGTTTTTGTCGAATAAACCCCATTTAATGCAGGAATTAATGACAGCATTAACTTGGTTAATGTCAGCATTAACTCTCTTTGAAAAGATTAATTGTTCTTTTTCAGTCCAATGATAGAAGTAGCCTTCTTTATAGATTTTCATAAGAAGTTTTATAACTATTGCAAATCCAACAAGCCCATGTTCTGCTTCTATTAGCTGTATCTTATCGTCTTGGTCCATATCTACATCTAATGGGAAATAATCTAATCCTTGCTTTTGTGGTCTTGCCATCCGAATCCCACCCTGTATAAATAATCTGAAAATACATAAAATATAATGGGTATATATGCACATTTTTCCGTCAAAAATTTTTTTAGAGAGAGGGCATTAGCCCTCTGCTCCGTTTTCCCATGGCAATGGTATGTCTTCTATTTCCTCAAAATTGACCTCTATTGGCTCTTGCTTTGTTTCTTTGTCTTCATCATTTTTTTGCACATTGTTTTTCTTTTGTTTCTTATCCATATTCATCAGTCTTCTAATTAAGTCTGAAGCTTGTTCTTTAGTCAATTCTCCCTCATTTGTTGTGTT